CTTATAGCTCGAAATGCAACAGGGATCACCTTCGATTACTTCCACTGCTTTTATATTTGGAAGCACGAGCCCTGTTTCTTGCCTTATTTTATTCATTCGTTTTACAAAAGGTTCAAGAGCATCAGCATTTTTAAGCCCGTCAAGCTGTATATTTTTTTCTTCAAGGCCAAAATCGTTTATTAAAACTTGCTTAACTCGCTCTACAGCCTCAAAATCTTCCTTGACTTCATATTTAGAAAAATCAGGCGGCTTTTGAACGGGGCTTTTTGTTTTGCCCATTCTCATTATACCACCGTTTTCCTGATTGTCAACCGGTAAACCTGCAATCTGCTTGTGTTTTCCGCTCTTTTCAGCATAATTCTCGTTAAGCATACGAATATTGTCACGTTGCATTTGTGCCTTTTGCTCGGGCGGCAGGGATTTTAAATCTTTGTCTATAACCGCTTCAAGTATGCAGTGACAGTTGATTGCTTCTGCCGCAGGCAATGCGGTGTCATGCGGTAGCATTGGGTGATATGTAGCACCGTCACGTCCCGTCAGCGTGAACGGTTGATCTTTCGGCACTGTCTGACCGCTGATGTTGACGTGATTTTCTCTCGAAGCTGCACCCTTTGCTCCTGTATGCCTCCACCGTTTTGCGTTTACAACGGGCGACTGTTGGAGTGCTTCGTATTTGGCGTAAGCGTGTGTACGCATCATTTCTGTTTGCGCCACTCGGCGAGCTTCGTAATATTCGTCACGCAGTCTACCGTCAAAGATACGTTTAGCCGCATCGTCAACGCTGTCACCGTTGTTTATCGCTTCCTGTATGATATTACTTATCTCATCGGTAACGTGCCTTAAAACCGATGTACCTGCCTGTACGCTTGCTTCGCTTACTGCCACCGCTGTCGGCGCACTTATTTCCGTCACCGACAGTTCAGCGTCCGTCTGCCGTATGTACTGAGCTGCCGACGCTTGCAACACATCGCCGCAAGCTTCTTCAACCGCCTGCGAAACGGCTTGCACAAGCTCCGCATCAGCTTCCGATTCTGTGGTGTGGGAGGACAGAAAAGAAAAAAGACTTTCTGAATTAAGCAGAGAAGTCTTTTCGCTTTTATGCCATTTTTTCATTGCTGTTGCTATACGCTTTTCAAGTAAAGATATTTGCCGGACCGTCATTGCCGCAAAAGCTATACCCATTTTCTTTAGTTTATCGTAGAGCTTGTCGTTGTCTTTTTCGATTATCCTGTTAATGCACTCAATGATTTCGGCATCACAGCAAGCTTTTCTATCCATAGTGTTTCTAATCCTCGAACCTGTCCCGTATTGATTTAAGCACCGATATAACGTCATCTGAGCTTTTGGCTATCAGTGTATCGTCTGCCGGTGCAGGAGAAGCGGACGATTGCTGAGAAGCAAGCGCTATAGGAATATTGCCCCATTCGTCCGGATAATCCTCGTATTCATCGCCGAGAAACTTGTACGTTACTTCTTTTGCCTTGTTCGGAGTTAAGCCGCCTGCACGTTCTGTAATGCCGAGTATCTTTGAGAGATCATCGGGATTGCGTATCTCAGGTGCTTTGAACGTTATATGAACATACTTGAAACCATAGCCGTTAAGAAGCTTGTTGTTGATAATCCATTCAAGGCTTGCTCTTTCGGGCTGAAAAACCTGCTGTTCCGTGACTTCCATTGCTACCTGAGCGGTTGCTCTTGTATAGTCGGAACTGTATCCGACATATATATCGGGAAGCTGGAAAGCACTCTGTATCCTGCGGCGGTTGTTGTCAAGATACTCCTGAAACAGCTCGTCTTTTTGCAGAATAGGCGCAAGGTCTTTTATTTCAACCTCCGGGCGTTGTGTGTTTTCAAAGCCTGTGTCGCTGTTTAATCCTTCAAGCTCCAGCACCATAAATGCGTGTTGTCCCTTTTCGCCCTCAATTTCGGTTATGTTCTGCTGAAGATTAGTATAGCTCTTTTGGGAGAGCGTACCGCCTTTGACGAGTATCGCCATAGGCGTATGTCTGCCTTTTCGGAAGTAGGTGTTATTAAGGTTCTCGGCTCGTCTTGAGCCGTCAACGCTAAGTGTCTGGCCTATCCAACGCACCTCACCATAAGGCATACTGCCGATTTTTATTTCGAGTATTTCATTTGCCTGGTACTGGGCGGGGATCACCTCGTCAACATAATCACCGCTTCGGATGTCAAGCGTTCGCTTGTCGCCGAACTCCTTGAAATAAACGTACTTACCGCTTACCTGCTGTCTGTATTTGCGGAAACGCTTTTTATAGGTGAATGGGACGCCT